CCAGTTTTTTGGATATAGTGTTTCTACATCGCTATCAAAATCTCGTCTGAAGAGAAAGTTAAGAGCGTTGGTAGTACCTTTTTGTCTATAGACTGGTAGAATATTTTTGGCTAGAAAAGCCTTATCGGTAGTTTCTACTGTGGTATCAACAGCAGTATGAGGAGTACTGTAAAGATATGTTTTCTCAAATTCTGGTATGAATTGGTCGAGGGCGTGATCAATATCCAGGTTCTGAATTAAATCAGTTATCTGGGTATATTCTCCTAGTTCACAATTGACATCAGTTTCCCTTTCCAGATACTCAAAGTATTTCCGGAGGAAAGTGATGAACATCGGATGGTCTTCCCGTACATAATCGGGAACCATTCTTTCTACAAAGAGACTTAGAAACTTTGCAGGATGTGTAGAAAAATTATCTTTCTGTGCCATTTGTAGTTACACCATCAAGCATTAATACTGAGCATTGAAATATTACTATTATTCAGAACAAGTAAATTATTTCTAATTGCAGTAATATCATTTGATTGAGGTGTAGAGTACAGACTAATTACTGTGTTGGTATCTAAAACTGGATTAAATCCACTTAACTGAATAATTCCTTTTTCGTAATCGATAGTCCCTTGTTCGGTATTTAAAAATTGCTCAGAAGAAATATCATACAAAAGAATGTTCCCTTGACCATCATCTAGAAGTGCGAATTGGGTACCTGCTTCGGAGTTACCAAATACGGAAGATACAGCAGAGCCTGCCGTGATAGCATTATCAAATCTGAAAATATAGTTACCGACTGTGTTCGATGCTTCTATGAAAAACTTTTTATACATCTTAATACTTGTCAAGTTATTAGAGATAGAAACATCGGTGCTATCAATAGTTTGAACAAGGCGAGAATAACGTAAAGTCACCTTGAATTGTGTAAGTTCTGCTTCAAAAAAATCTTCAATTTCTGATATAATTTTTGTCTGAACTTCACCTGCAGATAATGAAGTTAGAACAGGATCATACTTAACCGTTGCATCTACATCTATATACGTATATTCTGGTGCAGTTATAATTGGATTAATAGCCAACATATTATATTTGGAAAGTATTTCATCCGTTAGTTTTATCTTTGTCAAAGGAGATAATTCTAATCCGTGCTTTGGTTTAATACAAATGAATACTGCACCATATTGTGGAGGATCATTTTCTTCACCACCCCATACTGCAATAGCTTCAATATTTGGATATTTCTCAATTAAAATGGTCTTATAGTCTTCAGCAGTAACCGCTCTGTCCTGTCTCTCATACGCTCGTGGTGCTGTTTCTTTAATACTTTGAGTGGTTTCTTGTTCAGAACCAAGGGAAGATATGTCCACTGTATCTACCACGACAGTTGATGCCGTGTATGCACCAGCAATAGTAGATTCAAGAGAAAATACTTGCTCCTGAACAGTTGATACATAATTTCCTGCACCACCCTTCGTACTCAGATAAACTACATTAATTGTTTGTCCATCAACAGGTCTTCGACCGAAGAGTCCATTACCGAAATAAATCTCGGATACTCCATCTAGTCCCTCTTGCAAAAAGTATGCACGGGAGCTTTTATCTAAGTCGGAAAGAACTTTATTAGTCTCCCAAGGCCAGTCTGCTATCACCACAGTTATAGCATCCCTGTCACAGGTCGGATCATCTATTATGAATTTTTGTGTTTCTGAAACTCCATCAAATGTCCAATCAATTCCTTTTAATGATCCTTGAGATAGTTTAATTTCTCCAGAGAACTCTCCACCTTCGTCTGCAAATATATTTACTGTATCAAGATTAGTGAAAGGCAACGGCACTCCATTTATATTAGATATGAATTGCGTTCCCTTCTCCACTATAATATATTGCGGGTCTGTCCCGGTAGTGTCGAATGTCAGCTTGACAATGGCTTCCGAGCATTTTACACTCTTAGGGACATATCCAATTGACTTTGCGTGAGATACTACAGAATTTCGGAGGGTGGCTGTATCGAGGAAGGACTCGTTGATAGCCATATTCGTGTGAAATCCCATATAGTGAGTAGTGTAGGCCATTACATCTAACAATACACTCATTCCTGAGCCTTCGAAATCAAAGTCTATGAACTCATCTTGACCGCTCATAAACTCTTTAATGTTCTTTTTAATTCCATCAAACTCAAGATTACTTAGGTTCAATGCTTTTGGATTAGTTGATGTTGCCATTTGTTATCTCAATCTGTTTAAGAAGAAATCTAATGTCACAGGTGAACCTTCATTTACAGGGACATAGACTATTGATACTGAATAGCCATTTCTATCTGGATCTGCTTCGCATTGTACTCCTTTTAATACACATCTTTTTTCAAATCTGCGTATTGCCTGTTCAATAGCACCTTCTAGAATCACTCGTGTTTCGATGTTCATCGGTTCAAACAGACTATGATATATTGTTGAACCAAACGCACTTTGAAATACTCGTTCACCTCGTTGTGTTCTGATGATCCGTATGATAGATCCATTGATAGCATCGACATCACTCCGTGCAACGATATCATTAGTCAAAGGATGAACTAGCATATCGAGGTCTAAATCTCTGTATTTTCTTTGTCTTATTGTTTTTATCGGTGCTGGCATTGGATCTGTTTTCCTTCCTTGTATTCGTTGTAGTTACTATATTTATAGTTAAACTCTCAACCTTCGTCAATGATACAGTTTGATCCTGTAAGATTTGTAGATCCGCACGAGAGGGAGTCCCCGATTCTTGCTACTGGAATTCCGTTAATTAAAACTTTCGGGCTTCCGGACGCTTGCATTGCATCGTGAGGGGCACAAACACCACAACCGTGTGGTGACCATTGATCTCCGACTCTGACTGCTGGTATTCCTTCTATTAGACAATCCGGAGAAGCACTTATAGACTCTCTAGGTGGAAAACATCCGTGTCCACTACACATATCTCCTAATCTTACTATTGCTGGCATAAGCCGTTTCTCCTTATTTTTTACCGAAAAAAATTTTTGATTTCCGAGGAGCCATTTTGCCGAAATTTTGCCGCGAAATTCTTAGCGGCCTCCTCCGACTGGCGCTCCTCACCTGTATAGTTATTTTGGTCTTTTCTGCCTACCATTATTTTATATTGGACACATTAAGGCTTGGTAATTTATCGGTGTCAAATTGAGGCAATGTGGGTAATTTAGACCGTGGATTTACGTTCTTTTTGTTAGTGAATTTCCCATATGATTGTATTTGTTTCTTAGCATTTGTGGACCCTGCTTGTCCTTTCTTACACACCCATTCTCCATTAGCATCCTCACAAATTGCTTTGGACTTAGCGTTTTTAATATCTGCTTTCTGACTTCCTCCAGATATCCCTTTTATCGCCGCTGTAATAGTAATCCATCTACCTGAATGTTTTAGACAGGTCTCCTTACCCGGTCCAAAGGGGTCTACTATAGTAGCTCCGTATTTAGCCATTATTACTACTTCAATTGATTGGTAGATTTGTCCATCATCACCGACTATATATTCGCCTGTCTCTGCTAATTCTGCGGCGTCTACCTTAGCGATTAATGTATCGGTATAATTAGAAGAATCGACTAATCGATATCCATCTGGAAAGGTCAGTCCAGTAAAATCACAAGTACCTACTTCCTTCGCATCTGCGACCGCCTGCATTGGTTGACATCCACAAGTATCAACTTGTGTCCAGTCGCCCGTTTTCATTGCTCGTTCTACAACTTCTCTGGACATATCATATTCAGATATATCTCCTCCTATATTAGATTTTTGTTCTGTAAAATCTGTGGGTAGAGAAGCACCAGTATTAAGTCGAAATGTACCTGGTAATATACCTAAGCCCTGTTGAACATATGTCGGGACTGCAAAAGGCTTTGGATCGTTTGGATCTCCACTAGATGCTAGAGGTGCACTCATTGTAGATAATATAGGATCATTCATAGCAGGATCAAATGGAGTAACCCTATTTGGATAGCCCCAAGTTCCGTAAAATGACCCTGTTTGCTCTAGAGGATCACGATCTTTAGTGACAATCATAGGTCTAACTCCAGAAGGTCCAGATGGAACGTCCCGAGCTTTAGGAGTAATTACAGGTTTATTTGCTTTCTTTAATGCTGAAGAAGGACTGGATTGGGGAGGACCTTCTACGTATTCTGGAAAAACGTCTTCTAGAGTCTTTGCTACGGGACCCATAGCCGCTTCTACTGAACCAGCCATTTGGACTTCATTGTCCGTCATCTCCTTTTCGTGCCAATCTCCATCAGTCGCTTTACATCCATCTTCATTTCTATTAGTACCTCCACCAGAGCCTCCTGTACACCATCCCACTTTATGTACTTTAGCGACTTTAGTTTTATCTTCGGCTACTGCTTTGTATTCTACGTCCTTTACGTTAGCGGTAAATCTATCATTCTTATCGGAAAATGGAGTCTCACCCTTCTCCAAATCTTTTGAAAAATCAGACTTAGGAGGATCGACAGGGTTTCCTTCATCATCTTCTGTAGGGTATTCTGGATCATTTGGTGTCACCCACCCTACTCCATTAACGTATTCAGGGTCTGTTGAATCATATCCTCCTGTAGGAGATGCCGCGTTATTTGCCGCGACTACTCCTGTTCCTGTTGGCTGACTATCTGAAACTTGTTGTACTGTAGTTCCGCCCTCAAAGGGAGCTTGCTTATGCTTAGGTACATCAACAATTGTTCCGGGAGGTTTTACTAATTCGTCTCCAAGAGATGGAGCTTCAGTAGGAGCTTCAGTTTGTCCTGTAGCTGCCGCGTATAACGTCATAATGTCTTGCATCACTGGACCCGTTACATTCTCCAACATTCGATTAGAGTTGACTAACGCACAAGGGTCGGAAGTGGCTAACTTAGCAAATGCGGCCCATTGAGCTAGTTTATTCAGTACGGATGCTAGAGCGGCAAGGTCTTCTCCAATAAGATCATTAATTTTGCCCATCAAATCGGAACACATATTATTAAAATCGGATGTCAGACCTCTAATCGTATCACACTCTGCTAGTAGATTGGATACGGCTGAAGCGTTGGTGATACCCTTAATGAGCTTTTTAGAACGTGTATTTAACTGTGGTAGGTCACCCATTCCATTGGCATCATCTATCGCCCCCTCAGACTCTAGAAGAGTAGCGAACCCGGAAGCACACTCCAGAGCTTCATCAAATTGCCCTAATGCTTTAGCTAATTCACGTCCTGCCTGCTGAATTCCACTATTACGTATGAAGTCACGAGTAGCGGAGAGGAAGGCTTCTTGTAGAAAATCTCCACAGGAGGTAAAAGCATCGGAAACACCCTGAACCTCTTGGAGCGTATCCCATATCTCTTCACCCTCTGGACCAGGATAAGCCGCTTTGACGGCTACTTCATTCATACCCTCTTCACCAGTAATGTCTAGGGATTTGCCGTCGCTCTTCATCTTCTTTGCTTTGGGAGACGAAGGAGACTCCAGCATTCCACCGACACCACCCATCGCTTCAGCAGGATTAGCGAATGTCCCTGTACCTGTTGCTCCTGATATTACGCTACTTGGATTCATTTTTTTCGTTTCTGACAGTGGTTATTTCTTTTTTTTTTTCGTAAAAAACGCGGTTTTTAGCGGTTTTCGGTTAATTCAGCTTCAGGCCTGCACCTTTGACCCAGTTCACAGCACCAGCCTCTGTGGTTACCCCTGCGGCAGAGGTGATTGTAACATCATCGAGTCCGTCGATATTGACTGCGCCACCTGCTTCGATGTTTAGGTCTCCTCCCCCTACTAGATTGAGATCCCCTCCTGCTTCTAGATTGAGATCACCATCTATCGTGAGATTAGCATCCCCGGTGATCGTAATGTTCTCATCTCCCGCTACTATATGATAATTGTCCATCATAACGTTCACGGTGCGTGTCCCATCGGGTCCAATCTCTTCCCACGTACCTGATTTGTGATACCTCATAAGTCGTTCAGCACCTGGTGTATCGTCCCATTCTTCTACGTGACCACTCTCTGATGCTCTTACGTGATTAAATGGATACTGGGCGGCGTAATTGTCCATTGGTAATCCTGCTTCCTCTTTAGATGCACCACCTCCTACAGATGGTGGTCCTTCGAATTCCACTACTGCCCGTCTGTGTGTATCGGGTTCTCCTAGATGGGTGGCTTTTGGATAGATTCCGTTTGGATCGTTGAAACCACTCTTCGCTGGCGGCTTAGTCGGATATCCCCCCAGCGTTCCCATCATAATAGGCTCTTGACAGTTTTCACCATCCCTGAAGAATCCTACTACCCAAGTCCCTTCTACTGGGCCTAGCGGAGTAGTACCGATTCCATTCATCGCGGCGCTCGTAATTGGTTGCATTGGATGAGCCCAGGGTAGATCAGGAGTAGGAATACCTTCATCGATCCCCTGCTCCATTTTCTCTGTATGCAGACCAGCTATACGTACTTTGCATCTTCCTAGTCTCATTGGATCACGTCTATCCTCTACGACACCCATAAACCAAATGAAACCATCAAATCCCATAAATTGCATAATGTTCCTTATCCTCGCTCTTCGATTACTTTGTCTGGATCCCCAAAGAACCCATCTTTCATACATTCTAATGTCATTGTATATCCACTATTAGATATCTTATGATGAATGGCGGTGACTAACCATTTTCCTGTCATATACTGATCCTCTGGGTTATCACCAGTGTGAATATGAGTTGGTATCCGGAGCAACACGACATCACCAGCCCAGCAATTTGAATCACCAGGAACATCAAATTTAATGGTATTCGCATTCATTTCTGTCATCTTCATATCGTAATGAGGATAATGGCTCTTTTCTCCCTTATCGTGAATAGCATAAAGACCATTAGCACTCATAAAACCATTATGTTGTCCTACATTATAATCCGCGAATGGTGCATCTTTCGGTCCGTTTAAGCCAATACCTTCAGCCATTATCTTGTCCTTTTCACCATCGTATTCTACTTCATAACTCTCTAGCGACTTTTCAAGAATATTATG